GCGCCCTCCTCGATGCCGAGGATGTTCGCAACCTCCTTGCTTGCCGTGCCGGTCTGCGCCCACTCAGACAGCGCCTGCGACTTCTGCGCCATCAGCCGGTCGAACTCGGCCTCGGACAGCTTGAACTCCCATTCCTTTTCGCGCCACGCCTGCTCGTTCGTATAGTCGCGTTCGTTCGCAAACTCATTGTACGCATTCTGATACAGATTCATTGCAGAATTCAGGCCCTGATACAGATTCTCGCCCTCCTGGTTGTACCGCTGCCACTCCTGCGCGTAGAGGTCCGGGACGGCGTCGTTGAGCTTTTGCAGATATTCGCCGTAGGCCTGCTGCCCGACGCCCTGCGCGTAGCTGGAGCCGTACCCGCCGGTCAGCCCTGCGGCCTGTCCCATCGTGTCCTCCATGGCCCGCTGTCCGAGGTGCGCGTACTGCTCCCGCATAGCCTGATAGGCCGGATTGTTCGCCAAGTCGAACTCGAACGGCTCGCGGTTCTGGATCTTTGCCCAAATGTCCTGCGCCTGCTGATACCACGGATTGCCCGCCGCCTGCCAGTTGCCGTTGGCGTCGGTCTGGTTCGGCGTCGCATAGAGCATGCTGCCGTATGGCGTCTTGAGGTAAACGTCACCGTTTTCGATCTGCGCCTTGTACCAATCCGGCAGCCGCTCGGTGCCGAGCATGTCAAGATATGTCGTGCCGTTGATGTTGTAGCCCTTGCCCTGATTGCCTTGTGCGTCCCAAATCGTGACCGGCGTCGCCATTGGGGTCATTGCAATGCCGTTCGGAAGTAGGTCTGCCAAACTGCCGTTCGCGTTATTGCCGGTATTTTGCGCACGGTTAATCCCGTTTTGCGAGCGGTTGATCCCCGCCGCGCCGGTCGGATCCATAGGTTGGATCTGCGCAGACTGCGCGGTCTGCCCGGTTCCGGTGTCGGTCAGCTCGTACAGCCCGTTTCCGACCAGCCTTTTGTTTTTGATTGCCATTGATATCCCCCTCCCCTAGAATTTGATTGCGCACACGCCTCTCGGCATGTGATGCCGCACGACGTAGCTCTTCCACCGCTGGAGCTGGTCGGCGTAGAGCAGCGCCTGGTTGTTGTAGCGCTCGATTTCGCTGTTTTCCAGATGGATCATCATGATCAGATAGGTAACGTACAACTCGTCCCACGGGTCCGGGACCAGCAGAGCCGTCTCCGGGTCCGTTTCCGCGTCATAGCCCGGAAAGTCGATGTCCTCCTTTTGGTGCTGTTCCAGCACGTCTGTCACGATTGAGCCGTCCAGCGTGGACAGCCACTTAACCTTGAGCGGATATTCCAGCTCGTTCGGGGCCGCGAGATCCGCCAGCCCGATTGCTTTACCCAGTGTCATAGCGTCCTCCTATCCCGGCTGTGTGGATGCGTTTGCCCGATCCCTGGCCCGCTCCACGATGGTGTTTTTCTTCTTCATTGCGCCCTGCTGGTCGGTGTCGCGGATCTCGGTCTTGGCCTCCTGCGGCGGCGTCGGCTCGCCCTGTCCGCCCGCAGGCGCGCCGGTGTCGATGCCGAGCATCGCGGCCATCTGCTGCATCTGCATGGCCATCATCTGCATCTGCTGCCACATCGTGCCGTTCTGGCTGACGCGGTCCCGCACGTCCTCCAGCCCCTTGAAGTCCATCATATCCAGCGCCGCCAACGCCTGGTCTGCCATCTGCGGATTGAAGAATCCGAGCTGATAGAGCTGCAAGGCCAGCTCGTTGTAGGACAGCTTGGAGTAGCTCGACTGCTTCGCCGCAGTGACCTCGATATCGAACACCGGCTGCCGCATCCCCATGTCGTTGCCGAACTCCGTGCCGCCCTGCGGCACATTCTGAAGGCCGCGATTGTCGAAGCTCACGTACTGCGCCATGCCGCGCTCCCCGACGATGCGAAATTGACGCGGCACGTCGTAGAACTGCCGGATCAGCTCGATCACGCAGTAGATGACCTGCCGGTAGCAGCGGTAGCTGTTCTGGATCTGATCGCGCGAGAGCTTTCCCGACTGCTCCTGCATCGCCGCGATCGCGGAGGCAGCGGTCACGCCCGACGGTGCGCCGCCGTTGTTGACGTCGCGGTTGCCGCTGGTTTCCTTCAGCTCGTCGATCTTGCTGACAAGAATACTCAGGTAGTTGCCCGAAAGCTGCTGCACGGGAATCGGCTTGAGGGCGCTTTCCTCGATGCTGCCCTGGACGTGGACAAACGGCCTTGTCCAGTCGGCGTACTCCTCCTCGTTGATGCCGTCGTCGCCGCGCTTGAGCCAGCGGGGCGTCGCGGCGGCGATGCAGTTGGCCACGATCGCGTTGTTCATCAGGTCGATCTGGCGCTGCGCGTCCTTGCAGATGTCGATGTAGCCGTAGCCGGTCGGCGTCCCCTCTTCCGGGAAAAGGGGATCGAAAAAGAACGGATACAGCCCGTGGTCGTACAGCCCGCGCTCCTTGGTCTCTGGCTGATCCTCTGTCGCGTACAGAACATGCTCGCCGACGAATTTGACGTAGTGGAGCACCGTCTTTCCGTTGTTCACTGATTTGTAGTACCAATCGATCACCGGCGACTTGTCCGTGGTGTCCACGGAATCGTCGTAGCGGTACTTCGCGGGCGTAAATTCCTTGCTTCCGAGCTTTCCTTCGAGTTGCGGATACTGCTGTACCAGCGCGGCGTTGTCAACCAGATCGACGTGGAACAGGTTGCGGCTGGTCTGGATATCGGTGATTCCAGGCTCCCAGTAGAGCGTCAGCGGGTCTACTCGCACAACGGAGATATCGCCCATGCCGTTGAGCTTTGACTTGTCCCAGTAAACGCCGTAGATGCCGACGCCCGCCTTGAGCTTCTTCCACCAATTGTCGGACCATGTCAGCTCGAAGTCGTTCTGCTGCAGCACCGTCGGCACGATGGCGGACAGCGTTTTGGCCTCGGCCTCGTCCATTTGCTCACGCGGAAGGCAGGTCGGCTCCGGGTAGGCATCCATCGCGTCGGCGTGCTTGGACAGGATCACGTTGACCAGCCACGCCGACTTGGTTTTCAGCTGCGTCGTGCCATGCTCCCGGATGTGGTCCCAGTGCCGCAGCTTCCACCAGTCTTCGTTTTCGATGATGCGCCGCTCCAGATTGGCCTTGCCTGTCCGGTAACGGTTCAGCGTCAGCATGGCCTGCGACAGGATCTCCCGTGTGATCACGCTGGCGGAAGCGCCGCCCGCCGCCTCGTCGAACACAACGCCCGGCTGAACGCCTCTGCCTTTGTTGTCGTTAATTTCCATATCATCCTCCTGTTATTGAATTCCGAATCCCGCGCCACGCAGGACGTCTCTGCGTCCAGCGTACTGATCGAGCGGGTCTGCGTATACGGTTTTCGGCCTCTCCTTTACGACCGGTCTGATCGGCCTCGCCATGCAGAGGTAGCGCCATTCGTCGCAGACGTGGTCCTCCAGCTCGGTGTCCAGATCCTCCGGCTTACACTCGTCGTAGACCATCAGCGGCACGGTGCGGATAAAGGCCTTGCAGGTGTCGAAGACGTACATCATCGGTACGCCGTGCTCGTCGAACTGCAGCCGGTAGTGGCACTGCATCCAGCCGGGGATGCGCTCATGATCTCCGGGCGCAAACCAGATGCGGTACTTCTCCGCAGTCTCCGCGATGCTCACGCCGCCGGATTCGTCCCAGATCGCGGGATCGGCGACGCCCTCGATCTGTCTGCCCTTGAGCCAGGGATGCTCGTCCTCGATGCGGCGGATCTCGGCGAACACCTGCTCCGGCGTCCACGTACAGCCGTACAGCTCCAGAATGCGGTAGATCCTGCCGTCGAAGTCCACGGCCCACCACGCGCAGGAGAATGGTCTGGAATAGCCCCAGTCGAACGAGCGGTAGAGCTTCCATTCTCTCGGCGGCTGGAAGGCCGGGATCACGTGGGTGAAGCGCCGTTCCTGCAGCGCCTGCTCGGTGGAGATCCCCGCTTCATGGCATAGCTTCGGATCGGGCGTGACGCGCAGCTCCTCGAAAAACTGTCCTTCGAAGATGTCCCAGTCGCCGAGCAGCCATGCCCGTCTGAGCTTCTCCGGCAGGGCCTCCAGCTGCTTGATATAGTCCGGCTGCGATTCCATCAGCGCCTTGTTGTCGGTCACAAGCGACTGGATGAAGGTATAGTCCTCCGGGTCCTCGCCCTCCTCATACTTCTTTTCGATGAAGATGCGCTTGATGTACCCATGCCCCTGCCCGCCGGGGTTGCAGGTATAGTAGATGCGCTTCGGGAAGTCGTTGACGCCGCGCAGACAGGCCGAGATCGTCTTCATCTGCCATTCGGAGAGCTGCGTCGCCTCGTCTAGAAAAATGCAGTCGTACTCCACGCCCTGCAGCCGGTCGAGGTCTGCGTCCTTCGCGCAGTACATAAAGTGGATCGCGCTGCCGTTCTGGAAGCGCAGGACCTTGTCCTTGTCGTTGTAGCGCGCGACGTTCAGAAGCTCGGTGCGCAGGATCTGAATGTGGTTGTTCGTCAGCTCCGGATAGGTCCTACGGACGATCAGCAGCTTGATGCCAGGATACCGGAGCGCCAGCAGCTTCGCCTTGAGCCGCACGGCCCACGACTTCCCGCCGCCTCTCGCGCCGCCAAAGCCTACGTGCTTGGTCTTGGCGCGGAGCATCTTCTCCTGTGTCTCGGTCGGC